GTCAGCATTTGGTTCTGCAAGTCCTGATGCTAACTTGGAAATCAGAACAGCATCTGGTATTTCTTCCGTACATATTAGAAATACTGGAAGCACGTCTTTACTTACACTTGGCCGCGGCGCACCAACAACGACCACATCAGGTGCTCTTCGCTTTGGTGGAGACAGTGCATTAAGTTACAGTGACAGCAGATCATTAGATCTTGTCAATCATGATTTAGGAAACCTGAACTACATTCTGCATGGTGGCAGTGGAACAGGTATCAACACTGGTGGTTTCCACTGGTTCAAGGGCACAAGTCCTTTGATGTCCTTATCTTACACTGGTAATCTGGGTCTGGGTGTCACAGCACCTACTCAAAGGTTAAGTGTATCTGGTGTATCAACTTTCTCTGGTAACACTTTTATTACTGGAGATTTGAGTATAACTGGTGCAGTTACACTCACTGGTGCCTTAACGGCAGGTAGTTTTAAGGGTGATATACTCGCACCCAATGGATCTAACACCGTATTTGATAATGGTAGTGGTGATGGTTCTAATGGTAGATCTTTTGTTAACACTCATGTAACTACGGGGGTCTCTACATTTTTCAACATAAAGCAAACTAATAACGCTTCTGCTGTTTTCTCATCTACTGATGATCAAGGTGTAGACAGAACTGATAGTAATGCCTTGAGGTTTGCTATCAACCCACCAACACATAGTCAGGGTGGTTCCGCAAGGGTTGTTGTTACTCAAAAAGGATGTATTGGTTCGGGTACAACTAATCCAACATGTGCTCTTGACTTGGGTTCTGCAACCGCTAATGATGATGGTGAATCATATTCCTCTGATAGGTTTATGATTCTTCCAAAGGTCACCACTACCAATAGAGGTAACTTAAATAACTTGACTGCTGGTGCTGTAATCTACAACACCACACTCAATAAAATACAGGTCTATACAGGATCTGGATGGGAAACCGTAACTTCTAGCTAATATGGCATTACCTGCTTCAGGGCAACAAATATCCGCTGATCAAATCTCTGACGAGTTTGGTAGGAACGCTACCGGTAACTCAATGTCATTGGGTGGCTATAGACTGACACAATCTGTTGGTTCATTATCATTCAACGGTATTGATAGTGGTGTTCCATCATCAGGCGAAATTAAATTCAGTGACTTCCACGGCAAGAGATTGAATGTTGTTGTTGACTTTCATACCGGTGGAACAGTAAGCAGGGTTAATGCTAAGAATAGATATAACGGAAATAATATAACGGTTATTGGTGGTTTTAGAGGTAAGAAAGAAGCAGGTTCAAAGATTCTTATTCATGTAAACAAAACTATTGGTTCCGCCAAAGGTAGTCAGAACAATGTTGCTTTAAGAACAGGGCAATGGGATTCTGATGTTGTTTTGAGTGTTGATGTTGGTAGCAGTGGAAGATTATATGGTGCTGGTGGAGATGGTGGAGAAGGTTCAAACAGTTTTTCTGATGCTGGTAGTCAAAATGCAGGTAGTGGAGGAAATGGAACCTCTGCGTTAGGTATTGAACATGAAGAAACTGCTGTAAATATCCAGAGTGGTGGAAGAATAAGGTGTGGATTTGGTGGCGGTGGCGGTGGATCAGGTGCTCGTCAGGTTGACAGCGGTGCTGATAGAAGTGCCTGTGGTGGAGGCGGTGGCGGTGGTGCTGGTCTTCCTGCTGGCAATGCTGGTGATAAAGGAAATAGATTAAGTGGTAATGAAGATGAGGTTACAAGTGGTAATCCTGGTAGTGCAGGTCAACTAGAAGAAAATGGTGAAGGTGGATCAGGTGGTAATAATGCCGATGAAGCTTTTGGTGGATCTGGAGGACGTGGCGGCGACCCTGATGAAAGTCCTCAAGGTGGAAATAACGGCAGTCCCGGTGATGGTAGTTCTGCTGGCACAGCAGGTGCTAATGGTTCTGCTATTCGTAGGTCTAATGGTAATATCGTGGTTGATATTACAAATGCAGGAGATCTCACAGGAGATACGAGTTCCACAGGTGTAGCATAAATATCTAAAAATACTTTGTTATGTCTGATAATTTTGTTGTGCGCTATCGTGGTGCGTTTTCACGCAAAGAGTGTGCTGATTTAGTACAATATATTGACTATCTGGATAACAATAATTTATTGTTTTATGATAAAGAAAGACTTCATCAGGTTGACAATAAAACAATAAATGTAAACAATGGTTTTAATCTGGACGTAACTGCTGCGTCTAGAATATCACAGCAAATCTTACCCAACATGAAGATTTGCATTGATGAATATGTGAACATGTTCAGTCTATTACAGACAAGCGAGTTTGCTGTTTATGACTGTAAGTTAAAAAAGATTCCGCCCGGTGGTGGATTCCATTCTTGGCATTATGAGAATGGTTCATATATTTCAGCACCAAGATCTTTTGTCATTCAAGTATATCTTAATGACGAATTTGATGGTGGAGAAACAGAATTTTTGTATCAAAACTTACGGGAAGAAGCAGTCACTGGAGATGTGATTATCTTTCCTGCTGGGTTTACACATACTCACAGAGGTAATCCACCTATTGGTGGAACAAAATACATTGCAACTACATGGGCAGTTGTTCAAGATAATGGAGGACAAGAATGAAAGAAACTTTGAAGTTGGTTCAATACCCAGACCCTTTCCCACATATTATAGTCAAGAATTTCTACAATCCAGATGAACTAGATTTAATCTGGGAAGAACTAGATTTTTATACGAAACCTGGCAAGTTAATGAAAGCGGAGGATTTCGGTGGCATTGTTGGATATACAAATTCTAGTGCAATTATTCTAGATCAACTGTATAGAAATTATTCCACAGGTAAACATTATGGGATCAATGGTAATCCAAACTTTAGACCGATGTCTAACATCTTGACAGTGAATAGAAAGATATTCACATCTGGTGTACTAGATGCTTTTGCTGATATTCATGGATGTTGTTCTATTGCTCCGAAAGCAAACTTTGATGCTACTAAGGTTAGATACTACCACGATAAGGAATACTACCGCCCACATACCGACAAGTCAACACAATACCTAGCATTTACATTTTTCCATAAGGAACCTAAAAAGTATGAGGGTGGAGACTTGTTCTTCCCTGAGTATGATTATGAGTATGGATGTGACAATAACTCATTGATTGTGTTTCCTGGGTGGGTAAGGCATGGTGTTAATAAAGTGTCAATAAAGGATTCGGATTACTATGAGGGGTACGGAAGATATTCTATCACAACTTTCTTCAGTAATGTGTCTGAACAGGACAAAGCTTGACAAAAGTCTCAAAAGACCTTAGACTCTGCCTTGTCGCGGTTGATGGGAACATCATGAGCTCAAAACACAATAGAGTTCATCGGTAGAGGCGTGCTATAATATCTGCAAGACACCAAACCCAATGACTATCACCCTTCGTCCCCATCAGCGTCAAGCATGTGATGCGATGTTGAAGCACACCAAAGGTCAAGTTATCATCCCTACAGGTGGTGGTAAGACCATGTGTATGATTCAGGATGCACTGGATCACTTTGCTATTCATGACGCTGGCATCATTGTTGTAGTTGCTCCTCGTATCCTGTTGGCACAGCAGTTGTGTTCTGAGTTCTTGGAGCATATTGAAGATGCTGCTGTTCTCCACGTTCACAGTGGTGAGACGGAGCACTTTAGCAGCACCAAGTCTTCTTATATCAAACGGTGGAGCGATCAGGCATATCGTAAGCAACTGATCTTTACCACTTATCATTCCCTTCACAGGGTTCAAGAGTCTGGTATCAACGCTCACACTATCTACTTTGATGAGGCACACAACTCTGTAAAGCGCAACTTCTTTCCTGCTACAGAACATTTCAGTAATGATGCTGAGCGTTGCTATTTCTTTACGGCAACACCTAAGCACTCTGTCAGCATCTTCAAACCTGGGATGAATGACGGTGAAGTCTACGGTCAGGTAATTTGTAATGTGCCTGCACCTAAACTGGTTGAGGAGGGTTACATTCTCCCACCTAAGGTCTCCATCACGGAACTGCCTCAGGGTGACTTCAAACAGTCTGACTGTCAGAACCTACTGGATACGATTGATGGCAACTCTTTGAATAAAATTCTGATTGCTGCTAGGTCAACACGTCAGATTGTCAAACTGCTGGCAGAGTCAGACTTCTACCATCAACTGCGTGAGCGTGGATACTCTTGTCTCTACATCACGTCAAAAACTGGTGCCTTTATTGATGGTGTCAAGGTTGATCGCGATGAGTTCTTCAAGACACTCAATGCCTGGGGCAAGGATCCTGAGAAGCGTTTTGTGGTAATCCACCATTCTATCCTGTCTGAAGGTATCAATGTCAATGGTCTGGAAGCAGTGCTCTTCATGCGTAACATGGACTGCATCGGTATCTCACAGTCTATTGGTCGTGTGATCCGCCTAGGAGACCGTCACAAGACCTTTGGCTTGGTTTGTGTGCCTGTCTATGATAAAGTGGGTGTAGGCACCGCCAGGTCCGTCCAGGCGGTCGTAGACACTGTATTCGAGCAGGGTCAACCCGCCATCTCTACTATCCGTCGCTAATCATGAAAGTCAAAGTTCAACTCTTCAAAGCAGGCAAAGTCTTTGATGAAATTGTCATCGCAACTGACTATGAAGATGCCAGGCAAGTAGCACTGGCACGGAACCCTGGTGCCTCTGTTATCAGTGTGACCGCAGTATTTTGAGTAAGTTTCTTAAACCCTTTATCCCACATCCATCAGTTCTTGATCCCAAACCCAAGAATCCATTGGGTTATGTTACAAATGATGGTATGTGGGCGGCAGTTCCACTTGGCAATACCAAAAAGTATGTTATCATACATCAAGGAAGTCAAGTCACAACTCTTAATACATACAAACAAGCAGTTGACTTCATCAACAATCAACTCAAAACCCAGAAACGTAAATCCAGGAGTTCTAATGTCCGAAAAAAGCGAAAAACGTCGTGATGCTCTTGGTCTGTTCTACGAAAGTGTACTGAAACCAGACCATCAACTGCGCCAATGCGCTCATAATCAGGAATGTTATCATGAGTTGATGGAGTGGCGTTCTGAAATTATTGAATACCTTGATGGTAGAAGAAATCAAGAGTTCGGATAAATATCTACAGATTGTGTCAAATTTATGTTATCTACGCAATACCGACTTCGGTTGGAGTTCATTTGCAAATGTATTGCTAACGGGGAAGAGGTAAAACTTGACGACATGATCTGGGCGGAGAAGTTGTCTAAAGCAAACACTTCTGCCCGTGAGATGTTAAAGAAAGCACGTCGCGCTGCTGCTAATCCTGACATTCAGGAAGGTAGTATGGACGATTTTATGAATAGGATGGGATTAGGAGACCCCGACCCATCCAATCATAAAACGGGGTTTGATGGTGCTGATGAAATTGTTGATTGGTTTCAACGTGATAAACCTGATGATTGGAGGCAACGTGACTAAGTTTTTGATGTTTACAAAAGAATCTTGTGGACCCTGTGGTCTGGTCAAGAAATATATCACTGCTCTTCAAGATACACGCGACAGTGTTATTGAGGAGATTTATCTTGATGACTTCAGTAATCAACCCATTCCTGAGGAAAATCTTGCACTCGCTAAAAAGTATGGTGTAACTGCCACTCCTGTTCTTGTTATTGCTGATGCTGATGGAGAACTTTTAGAGACTTATGTTGGTGGTATGCCTATCACCCAAAACATTCGTAAGTTGTGGACCAAGTACGATGTTTGAAAAAATCACACCTGAAACTTATGAAAAAATGAATGAGGAGTTTGAAGAGGAAGGTCTTGCTTTCCGAATCATTGTTCCTACTCAAGATCAAATAGATAAGTGGATAGAGGAGAGCAATGACTGAAAAGCAAATTCCTTGGAGCAAGTTACATGAAATAGCAGACGCATTAGGTGGTAAATTAGTTCATATCACCTGTGTAGATCATACTGGTAGAGACTACAAAAGAATCGTTATCGAATACGAGGAGAAAAAGTAATGGATGCAGTAATCTATTCTAACGGCAACCAAGAGTGTGAACGTGCCAAAATACTCTTGGAAAAACTCAACTTCCAGATTCATGTATATAAATTAAATCAACACTTCTCTCAGAGAGGTTTTGTTGAGGAGTTTGGTGAAGAGGCAGAATACCCACAAGTCAATGTTGGTTTCAGACATATTGGTGGGTTAAAGGAAACACTTCAATACATGAACGACAAGGGAATGTTCCTATGAAACCCGTTATCCTAATTGCTTGTTTCACACCATTAGCGGCGATTTGGATTGTAATGAAGGTAGCAGTTTGGTTTTCCGCAGTAAACGACGAGCGAAACTATGTCAGAGCAGAATCCAAAAAACCACACGGACCTTATGTGGCAGACGCATATGCAGACGTTGATGAGGAGGAAGA